TGAATGATGCCCGTATTGAGGAGAAAAGATGGCTGTTGGTCGCATATCCGGTCCGCTCTTAAAGTCGAATTTAGTTCGTAATGGAATTGATTTAGCTTTTGAGACGAACCTTTTATATCTAGATGTTAATAATGCACGTCTTGGCGTAAAGACAAGTTCACCTCAATATGAGCTAGACGTAAACGGAACAACAAAAACTACAAATTTAGTTGCTACTACAGCAACAATCTCAGATATATCTTTTGCTAATAATACAATTAGTACATCAAGTAACTACCTAAACTTAGGTACACTAGATGATGTAATTTATCAAAATAAATTATCAATTGATTCAATTGATATTGAAGGTAATAGCATAAGAACAAATAACTCTAATGCAAATTTAGAATTCCGTCCTAACGGTACTGGCAAGGTACATATACATTCTGATCTAAATGTTGACGGTAGTGTGCATGTTACCGGTAATATTACAGCAGACGGAAACATTACATTAGGTGACGCAGATACCGACTCAATCACAATAAACTCTGAGATTGCAAGTGACTTAATACCTGATGTTACAGATACTTATAATTTAGGTAATAATAGTAAAAGATGGAATAATTCTTGGATTAACAACATAGATGCAACCGAAGGAAACTTTGGCGATGTCCAAATTAGAGATAATTTTATTACATCTACAACATCTAATGCAAACTTAGAATTAAGAGCTAATGGAGTAGGATCAATAGTAGTTGATAATATTAGTATTAACGGAAGTACAATTAGTTCTACAGTAGATTTAACAATCCAACCTGGAAGTGCCAAAGATGTAGTTTTTAGTTCAACAGGAGCAATGAAGTTACCTTCAGGTACAACTGCTGAAAGACCAACTGCTGCTGCTGGTAAGACAAGATATAATACAGATTTAAACACGTTTGAAGGATACGATGGATCAAACTGGATTGTTTTAAATGGAGTACAAGACTTAGATGGCAATACGAAAATTACAGCAGAATTAACTCCAGGAGCAAATGACAATATCATAAGATTTAATGTTGCAGGAGCAACAGTAGTAGATGTAAATAGCACAAGATTAAATGCTCCGCAAGTTACAGTTGACAATATTACAATAGATGGTAATACTTTTACGTCAGCTACAAATACAAATATAGAAATGGCGCCAGCTGGAACTGGCAAAACATTGTTTAACAATACAATTAGTATAAAAGACAACACAATTAAAAACGAAGTAAATGATAGTGTAACACAATTTGCGACAACAGGAACAGGTTATGTAAAATTTTCAGGTACTAGTGGATTAGTTATTCCACATGGTAGTTCATTACAAAGACCACCATTTGTAAATAGTGAAGTAGGCATGATGAGATTAAATACAGCTGAACAACGTGTAGAAATTTTTGACGGATCAAGTTGGGTATCAGTAGCAGGTTCAGCATCAGGTATTACAACAGCTGATGCAGAGGCAATTGCATTAGAATTGGTTTTAAGTTTAGGATAATAATATGGCAACCTTTTTTAGAAGTAAAGTATTAAAAGATGTAGGAGTACTTAAAACTCCAGGAATAGCTTGTGACGGTTCTACTCGTTCAACTATAATTGGAATAAGTCTTACAAATCTTTTGCAATCAAATATATTTGTTAATATACTAGTTGCTGATGATACAAGTATAGAAGGATTTTATTTAAAAGATGTTATAATTCCGCCTAACTCAAGTTTGAAACCTCTAGGTCCGGCAGAAAAAATAATTTTAGCACCTAATAATACAATATCTTTTCAATCTAATGAAAACGATAGTTTAGATGTTGTATTAAGTTATGTGGATATTGTATAAGGAATAGTTATGGGAAATTATATAGGAACAAGTCAAGATCATATAAATGGATCATTTCAAAATAGATTTTTCTACGGATTAAGAAGAACTGACGAAGGCGAATTATTTATTGGTAAAGTTGACCAATTAAAAAACGACGACTCATTAACTTTAAATAAACCTGGAGATCCAACAGCAAACTATCCAGACTTTTCTGAAGGACAAGATTTTTATGAAGGTAGAGATGTAAACAAAGCACTTGTTTATGAAAATTTAAATTATGAACAGTTTCGTTGGGATGATAGAAATATAAGTTATTACATAAATTCAGAAGGTGAATTAGTAGCAAGAGTAGGACAAAATCATACATACGATGACGGTGCATCGTCAAGCGGATAGGATAATATAATGGCAGACTTTAGAATTGATAGAATTAGATTTCGTTGGAAAAACACCTGGACAGGTGCTACTGAATTTATCAAAGACGACATAGTAATTTACCAAGGTAAATCTTTTGTATGTTTAATAGGACATACTTCTGATTCTAGTTTTTATACAGATTTAAATGCAGCGTCTCCTAAATGGGTATTAATGAATGACGGTTATGAGTGGAAAAATAATTGGACCCCTAGTACATATTATGATGTAGGAAATATTGTTCAGTGGAAGGCATACGTATATAGAGCTTTAACTCCTCATACATCTGCATCTACAACTGCACAAGGATTAACTTACGATAATGCTAAATGGGAACTTGTTGCAAAAGGATCTAATTGGTTAAACACTTGGAGCATAAGCACAAATTACGACTTAGGTGATGTAGTTAGGTATAACGGATATGTTTATATTGCTGATACTAAACATACATCAGCAGCAACTACGGTTTTAGGTTTAGAAGCAAATCAAAGTGCTTGGACACAAATATCTAAATCTGATCACTGGAGCGGTGACTGGACTAATTCTACAAGATATAAAGTAAGTGATATTGTAAGACATAACGGAATAGTATATAGAGCGAATACAGGACATACAAGTTCTACGTATCTAAATGCCGATTACGGATATTGGGATATTGTAATATCAGGAATAGAATATAAAGGCGAATGGTCAACTAATACTAGATATTTACTTAATGATGTTATAAAATATGGAGCAAGTTTATGGAAAGCCAAAACAGAACATCAATCAAGTTCAACTTACTTTACAGTAGATCAAACTTCTGACCCAAGTACTAATAAATGGGACTTATGGTTACCTGGTTTAGAATATGAAACAGTATGGAATAAAAATACACATTATGCACAAGGCGATATTGTATTGTATGGCGGATATGCGTATACAGCATTAACAAACCACCAAGGATCAGTGCCAAGTATCAACGGCAAATTACAAGATACTGGAAATTGGGAACTTCTAAAAGAAGGATACAAACACTTAGGTGATTGGGGAGAAGATAGTACTGGATACGATTATGATACAGGGCATGTAGTTAGATTAAACGGATATTTATATATTTGTTTAAGTGACTCGCATGAAGGTGCAGTACCAGATGGTTCTAACAAATGGCAAGTGCTTGTTACAGGTAGACATCATCGAGGTGAATGGGCAGACAATACACAATATGAAAAAATGGATGTTGTATTATTTGCTGGATCTGCTTATCTTTGTTCTAAAAGGCATTTATCATCAGCATCGGGTGCAAGACCAGATCTTGATATAGACTATACTCAAGAAGAATTTTGGACACTATTAATACAAGGTGAAGCAACAAACGTACTAAGAGAACGCGGAGACCTAAGAACACACAATTCACAAACAGACAGTTCGTTAGCAGATGAAAGATTAGCAATTGGTCCAGCTGGACAAGTACTTAAAGCTAACAATCCATTTGATGCAACATTAGACACAGGAGAAATAGCAGGTTGGGGTAACTTTGGTGCAATACCTAAAGTTTTTTATGTATCAGGAGAAAATGGATTAGATGTTACTACTAATGGTAATTCAGAAGCTGCGCCTTTTAAAACAATAAAATATGCATGTGATTTTATACAAGCAGACTTAGGTAATAGAGCGCCAGCATCGGTATTTGTAAAAACAGGAATGTATGAAGAAATACTTCCAATTAGTGTACCAGCAGACGTTGCTATTATAGGCGACGAATTAAGAAGTACATCAGTTTTTCCAAAAGCAGGATACGAAACTAGTGATATGTTTTATGTACGTAACGGTGGCGGTATTAGAAATATGTCATTGAATGGCCTTAGCGGCACTTTAGGAACACCTAACAGTTATGGTACACGTAGACCAACTGCTGGAGCATATGTTAGTTTAGATCCAGGAACAGGCCCTACAGATACAAGTGTACATATTACAAGTAAGTCACCTTATATTCAAAATGTCTCAACATTTGGAACAGGATGTACAGGATTAAAAGTTGACGGTAGTTTGCATAATGCAGGAAATAGATCAATCGTAGCAAACGACTTTACACAAATTTTACCAGACGGTATAGGGTATTGGTGTAGTTATAATGGTAAATCAGAATTAGTATCTGTGTTTACATATTATAATCATATTGGGTATCTTACAGAATTTGGTGGTAGAGTACGAGCAACTAACGGAAATAATTCTTATGGAGACTTTGGCTCAGTAGCTGAAGGAGTTAATCCTGAAGAAACTGCAAAAACAGGAACAATTAATAATAGATCAAAACATGCACAAATTGGTGTAGTAGAAAATAATGGTGCAAACTTATTAGCATTTGGTTATTCACATGCGGGAGAAAATTATACTGGCACACCTTCAATTACATTAGCAGGATCAGGGTATGGTGCTAGTGTTGCATATGAAGAGCTTAGAAAAAATGCAGTAAACAATGTGCGGGTAACAGATCCAGGCGATTCAAGCACGCCGGGAGGACTAAACTATACTTACATTGTTAACAATGCTCAGTGGGGCGATTCTACAACTATTCAACTATCTGCAGCAGACACAACAGGAACATCAACAGCATATGTAGGACAAAGAATTATACTGTTATCAGGAACAGGTGACGGGCAATATGGTAGAATAAGTTCTTATAATAGCGCCACTAAGTACGTAACGGTTGAAAGAGAAAGCGACGGGGCAGCAGGTTGGGAACACATTTATCCGGGATATCCTATAGAATCTGCTTTGACTACTTCAACAAGATATGCTATAGAACCGCGTGTTGAAATTACAGAACCTACTTTTGGATCAGCTAACGTAACAGTTCCTCATAAGGTAGATACTATTACTGCTAATGATATAAACTTTATTATAGCAAAAACTGATTTAATTTCGTATTCAGGAAATGCTGGAGGCGCATGGACGACATCATCAGGAAGTATAACTGGTAACTGGACTGAAGTAAAAGCTTCTAAAGGTACTAGTTATGTAATGGCATTACAAGGAACTACAGAAACTACAGTAGCAGGCTTATCTTCTGACAACGGGCAAAGCTGGACAACTACTGCGTTATCAAATGGTGCTAATTGGATAGACGTTGCATTTAAATCTGATCAATGGATTGCAATATCAAGTGGTAGTGCAACAGAAACATCTATTAGTACAAACCAAGGAGGCTCTTGGAGTGCAGGCACAACTATTTCAGGACAGAATAAAAAAATTGAATACGGTAACGGAATATTTGTAATATTACCTGAGTCTGGAAACACAGCATTGACATCAACAGATGGCACAAGTTGGACAACAAGAACTTTACCAGTAACATCTAATTGGCAAGATTTAAAATATGCTAATGGTAGATTTGTTGCTGTTGGGGTAAGCGATGCAAAAATAATATACAGTTTTGATGGAATAACTTGGTATGACGCATACATAGATATTGGAAATGTACAAGATAGTACAACAGGATTATGGAATAATCTTGCATACACTCAAGGCGTTTGGTTATGTTCTAATAGTGTAGATAATACTATTATTACATCACAATCAGGAAGCGTTTGGTCATCGTTATTAGATGATAGTACAACTAAAGCATTTTTAACAGCTGGCGGATATGCCTCTGTTGCTGGCGGACTTGATTCAAGTGGTATGCCAGTATTTGTTGGATCAAAAGGAACAACAGATGCATGTAGTGTAGCTTACGGAGCTAGACCGTTTATGAGAGCAAACGTGGTTGGTTCTCGAGTTACAGGATTTACAATTTACGACGTTGGTAGTGGGTATAGTTCTGCACCGACAGTAACAATACATGATTATCCAAACACGATAGACGCAACTTATACAGTGAGACTAGGTGCAAGCGGAGTTGTTAATCAACCAGTGTTTCATAATAGAGGACAAGACTGGAATAAGTCTTCTGCTACTATTACAGGAAGCGGTTATGCAGAGATTTACCAAACAGGTAAGCAAATTGTAATTTCAGGTGTAACAGGAGTTCCGACACCTGGAGAAAACTTTATTATTACAGGTATTAACGACATTATATATAAAGTTGTTAGTGTAGATGCACAGTCAGGTGCTGGACCTTATGAATTAACAATTTCAATTGATCCAGTAATTGGTAACGCTGAATCACCAGAACATGCTACAGCTATTGAACTACGAGAAAATTATAGTCAAATAAGATTAACTGGACACGACTTCCTTGATATTGGTACAGGTAACTTTAGTGAAACAAATTATCCAGTCTTATACAGAGACGGTTATAACTTTGGTGCAGGGTTAGAACCAAAGCAATTTAATGAGGTTATAGAAGAAGGTGGTGGAAGAGTATTTTATACAGCAACAGATCAAGATGGTAACTTTAGGGCTGGTGAACAATTTTTAGTTGAACAGTCTACAGGTATTATCACATTAAATTCAAGTTTGTTTAACTTTTCAGGATTACAAAGTTTAACATTAGGCGGAATTGTTATAGGTGGTACTGCTGTTGTAATAAATGAATTTTCAAAAGAACAAACATTTATTGCTAATTCAAATAGTATTGTACCAACGCAAAGAGCGATTGCAGCTTACGTATCATCAAGGGTAAGTGGTGGTGGATCTAATGCAAGTACTAATACATTAAACGCAGGACAAATAAAAATATCAACAAGTAACATAGATCACGGTGGGGCAACAACGATACAAGTACCCCAGAAAATGATAATCAAAGGTGGAGCAGATGGACATTATTTATCGAGTATGTATTTCGTTGCATAATGATGAAAATGGCATAAATATTAAAAACGGAGTAGGAAATGGCTGAATTTAAACTAGGTAGAATAAGATTTATATGGAAAGGTGACTGGGTTACCGCAACTACATATTATAAAGACGATATCGTCAGATATGGTGGTAATACCTACATTTGTATTAAAGGTCATACAGCTCCAGCAGACTTTACTACAAGTCAATCAACATATTGGAATAAAATATCAGACGGACAAGACTGGAAGGGCGTATGGGTAGCCGGTACAGTTTATAAAGTTAACGATGTTGTTGCATACGGTGGATACTTATATATTGCAAACACAGGACATACTGCCGCTGCAACTAATACGTTAGGATTAGAACAAGATCAATCTAAATGGGATACTTTTGCTGAAGGATTTAATTATTCAAATGATTGGACAATAAATTATAGATATAAAGTAAACGACCTTGCCAAATATGGCGGTACTGTATATATTTGTATTACAGGGCATACTTCAGCGGCATCTACATCTTTAGGATTAGAAGCAGACCAAGCTAAATGGCAGATATTTTCAGAAGGTTTTAATTGGAAAAGTGATTGGACAACTTCTTTTAGATATAGAGTAAACGACATTGTTAAGTATGGTGGAATTGTTTATGTTTGTATAGAAGGACATACATCTAATGCTTCAGCCGCAAGCGGTTTAGAAGCAGATCAATCCAAGTGGCAGTTTTCAAATAAAGGCATAGAGTACAAAGGTAATTGGGCAACTGCAACAAGATATAAAGTTAATGATATTGTTAAGCACGGTGGCGCAATTTGGATTTGTGT